TGAAGTCTCTCAAACTCTTCATCATTATAAAGACTTAGAATCTCAGCATCATAGACTCCCTTATCAACACAATTACGAGTGTGTTCTAGAACAGTAGGACACTCGTGCATACGACCAAACAACTGCTTGCGGAGAGCGAACAGAAGAAGGCGAGCGGCAACAAACTGATAGTTAGGGTGGTCAAGGTCAATCAAGTCGCTTGCGGAGCGAATTAGAATCTCCTGAACTTCTGCCGTAGTAATGCCATTATAAAATTGAATACCAGACTGCATCTCAACTTGACTTGCAGAGACTCCTGCAAGGTCCTTACAAGCCTCCTCCACCATCAAGTGGAGTTTGTTTAGGTCAAGACTCTCAATCGACCCATTTCTTTTAATAACCTTTGTTCCGTTACTCATACTTTCTTCCATTCGGTAAACTTTACTTTTGCTTCTAAACCTGAGTGAGTATTTAATTTTAACACATCCATAACCGAAAGTCCAGCAAGCACCATATCATTAATGTCTTTTTGCTGAATAGATTTTGACCATATTACAATCTTATTTCCACCCTCAATAATTTTACTCATCCGATTACAGATTTCTCTGTTTCGGGGTTCATTATCAAAGACATAAACAACATCCTTAAAATTACAGGGTGTTAAGTCAACATCGGCACCACACATAGCGATTCCATTCTCTACGAACTCAGAATCAAATGGGCCTTCAACAACATAAACCGTCTCATTTACATCTACCCCGTTCAATCCATAAAGTTTTGGGATTGATTCATCCAAGATGGTGGTAATATATTTAACACTATTCGGACCTAGTGCTCTTCCCTGAAATCCGAAGATTTCTCCTTCCATAGTGTAGAGTGGTATGATTATACGACTCTCATCTTTCACAATCCTACTAAATGTGGGTTTTTGAGTATTCACCCATTCCTGAAACTTGTCAGCAAAGTAAAACTTTTCGGGATTGAGTTGTCTTTTCTCCAAGTATTCTTTGGCAATTTGATTTGATGATGCCTTTGGAAGGTCCAGTTTCTTTTGGAAGACCGGTTTTGAGAACTCAAACTTAGGTTCTTCTACCACAAAGTTCTTACCGGTATATCCTTCCTTGAACTTCTCAAGTGTATATTGCTTATGAAGAATAGGGTCTATTTCTTTGAGAAAGTTATTGAAGGACATACTTGCCCCACAATTATGGCACTTAAAGTTTGTATTTGTCTTTGCCGCATACAAATATCCTCGTGCCTTACTCTTATTCTTTTGAGAATCTCCACAAAGGCAACATCTGAAGTTATACAAATCTTGTTTTACTCTCTTAAATTTTTGCAATCTTGAAGAAACTAGATTTATATATTTTGAATCAATAAAATCCAAATCAACCTCTTTTACAATTTTTTCCGTGCCACCTAGCATAATTTCCAGGCGAGACCATTATGCCACACTTTTCACATTCTATCAACCTTTTATTAATGTGATCGAAACAACCTTTTTTACCATAGTTTTGATTTTTTTCTCCAATCATAGATTCACTCACTTTTTTATTTCTCTCTTTTGTAATTTTTGGTTTATCACCTTTCTTAAAACTTCCTCCATTAGTCATTCCAGGTTTCATAGGATTATTATTTTTCATATATTCAGATATTTTTTTTCTAACCTCAGGCATATCGCAATTGTTGTGTATTACTTTATTTTCACCATTATTAATAGTATTAAGTTGATTTATCCAATATCTTTCTCTTTCATAGAGAATATCATTAGTAGTCTCTTCCAATATCTCATACTCACAATCAAGAAATCTACCAAATCGTTTATGTTGTTTTCTCCTTCTTTCCAAATCTATACTACATCCAACATAAATTGGATTAGTATCTCGATAATAACAATATACACCTACCATTATGAGAGTACTATTTTGCTCTTTCTATTCTAATCTGTTCCGAGTCTGGTGTCAAGACATCCACCACCATACTTGACTGAGAAAACACAAAAGAAACTATTACTAAAGCACCCACAACTAACCAACGAAACTTTGTTACTTCATCAACTTTTTTATCAAGGTTAATTATACGCTCATCTATTTTTTCTTCCAGTACCTCAAATCTTTCAATTACTCTACCGTGCTCTTCTGTATTTTTAACTTCTATCGTCTTAATTCGGTCAATAATTAATTCATCATTTTTATTATTATGTTCTAATTTTTCTTCGTGAACTGCCAACATTTTAGAAATGCTTTGACTTGTCTTTCCCATTATCTGGATTGCTTCATCTATCTTTTTCATCATAACCTCATAGGAAGTAAGACGCTCTTCAAGAACCGCAATTTTTGTTTCGTTGGATGATTTGTTAAACATTTTTTTGTTGGTGGATGTTGGGTTCTACAAAACAAAAAAATCAAGTAGTGATTATATTATTATTTATTTTCCTTGTCTTCTTTGGATTCTCGCAAGATTCTTAAAGAAAGGATTCCAATTTCTTCTTTTTTCTTTTCTCAAATCAACCGGAGGACTATCACCCGCCTCTGCGGTTCCTGCTATTTTTCCTTCTCCAGGTTTCCCTAAAGAATTTGATATTCCACCAGTTACCATACCTTCTTCTTTAAGAGTATGAATAATATCAATAATCTTGTTTATATCCATTAGATTTTTTGTAGTTGAGATAGGCACTCAGAATCTTCAACAATCTCGTGTATCTGAGTTTTGGGATATTCCGGTAAACGATTTAAGAACAGTAAAAAACTTTTAATAGACGGCCACAGTTCCTTTTCTAAGTTATAGAATAACAAAGGAACTGCGGCATCATTAAAAACATTAAAGAGGATAATAAGATGATTTAATATTAAATGCGTCTTTAATTCTCCAGTATTCTTATATCTTTTTAATAATCTTTTTACATAACGTATTCTTTTCAAGTCAGACTCAAAATCTTCCATCGTAACTGATTGAGGATTTTCATAATATTTAATGGCAAATAATATATAATTATTTTCATTCAACTCATCAAATCTCATATATTATCAGCTATCTGGATATCTTGCATCGTCATCAGCATCGCCAGTAATACTACTACCGGCAACTAATGTTTCGGTTTTAACTCTGAAGTTGCCGTGACTATCAATATAGGTCGTAACGCCAACCCAACCAGCGTGAGTAGGGGCATACTTACGAGCATCTCCAGTCGCAGTATTTGCAATACTTACTTCCACCGTACTTACACCAACAACAGTAGTAAATACTGGACTTGTTGAATATCCAACGGTCTTAGATTCTGGTGCTCTGTAAACTGAATCTACAACGGTGTAGAGGGGTTCTTCGGAGACAAAGTATGAAGTTCCGGCAGGGACAGTTGTAAGACCAGAAACAAAACCTTCGGTAGAAGCAATTGAAAGCGTTGTGGAAGTAAATCCAGTTATAACCGCATATCCATAGGTTGCTCCGGCACCAACAGTAATTACATCGCTGGTTGAAATGCCTGAAGTTGTAAATGTAACAACACCAACAGTACCGGTTACTGTTTTGGTGTCAAGATTGACGGCAATAGTACCATCGGAATAGACTAAATCTTTATTGCCCCAGAGAGACATATTCTTTACCTATAAAATTCTTTTCTGATAATATTTATAAAAAAAGGAGACCTTAATATTCAGGTCTCCCTTATATTAACTTAATTTAACTCAGGGAGTAGAATCGTGTGCTCCCTTATCTTTTAATACTTTTTGTACCTGAAGAATAACAAATGATACAAGTCCGTTTGATTTGACTTGTGGTACCGCTCCCAAAAGTTCAGAAACGATCAAAAGAATGGTGGCAAGTGCGGCTTCGTTAGCCATAACCCAAGCCCAAATAAGACCTACAGACATGATAACCTCCGTGTGAAGAGTTCTGTTTTATTTATCTTCCGTATCTTCTTCTTGCGGAACGATTATCCCCACCACCCATTCTTGGATCTTGAGAGGGACGATAATTTGGATTTCTCATAATTACTCTACCTCTACTATCACGGGTTACGCCTCTACTAGCACCAAAACGCTCCTCCCTCCCAGTATCTTTTTCATTATCAGATTCTTCCTCAGAAACAACCTCACCTTCTGGTTCATATCCAGCAGTCATTACGATAGGATTCTTTACACCTAATGCTGCCCTCAATTCGTTCTTTACAAGATTAATTTTAGTATTCATAGAACGGGGGTCTTCTTCTTTCTCACCTTTCTTTTTCTTATCATCAGAACCACATTCCATTTCTTCCTTTACTTTTTCAGGAAGACTTTCGTGCTTGGTTTTGGCAAAATCACGAAGTTTCTTTTCACCCATCTTTGCCATCTTTTTAACTTCTTCACTCGCATCAGGCATTTCACCTCTCAAATAAGCAAGTGCCATTCCAGCAAGCTGCTGTTGATTTTGACTTACTGCTTTTTCTTGAAGAGAATGAACCTTTTTAAGAAACTTTGAGTATCCAGTTTCGGCAATCAGTTCACCCTCAAGTTCATTATGTGCCATCAGACCCACACTCTTATCTTGAGTAGGTGCAATAACAACTGTATTTCTAACTGCCCCTTCCTTATAATCAAGTTTTTCGTTTCTACGCTTTTTCTCTTTTTTCTCCTTTTTCACTTCATCAATAAACTCAACTTCTTCTTTACGAGTTGCGATAGCATTTCCAATCGCACCACGCCTCTTCATTAGGTACTTATCGGACTTATCCTTATCTCCATCATTATCAACATCACCATCTTCTTGACCAACAGGGTCTAATCCTTTACCTGCCGCAACTTTTGCCGTCTGAGAACCTTTTTTCCTCTCACCCTCATAGGGTTCGCCATACTGAGTCATCTCAACAGATTCAATATTTGGATTCGCACGAAGTTGGTTAATTTTCTCACGGGTTGCCATTCTCAC